GGCAAAAACGTCTAACCAGACGGTTTCGAACACGACGATGACAGATTTGACGCTGGAGCGTACCGATGTGGACAACACCGGCGCAATGGCTGATCTATCCAACGACCGAATACTGATTAAGCGTCCTGGCAAGTATCTTGCGATGGCCCACATTATGTGGGGCGGGTTTGGGGCAGCGTCCACACGGGTTATCGGACAGATCACCGACTCAAACACATCAACGGCGATCACGGCGCACGAAATGAACGTCTACACAAACACGACGTTTCCGTCTTGCCAGCCGTATGCGTTGGTTGACATGCTGACCACTTCCACGATCAAGATTCAGGGCTATCAAGCATCGGGCAGCAGCCAAAGCGCATACGGCACGGCTAGCGGCGACACGACGCAGCTTCTGCTGATCGAACAACCGAGCTGGTGACATGGCAAACACAGCAGAAGCAATCCAGTACCTCTACCCGAACTCTGTACCGCTGCGCGATTGGCTGGTGCGGAGCGAAGGCGGCGTTGAGTCTGTCTCGTTTTGGTCCGAATCTCTTGGCTCGCAACCGACCGCGCAAGCTATCGAAGACGCAAAGATACCGGCGACCAAAGCATCGAAGATTGCAGCCATCAACGCCGAATGCCGCGCACGCCTGATTGCACGTTACGGCGAAGCGACAGAGCAAGTCTCCCGCAGCCTGGGCATCTACGGCGCGACCGAGAAGACCGCGATGGAAACCGGCATTGCCGCAACTATCGACGCGAGTAACGTGGCGAGCAATGCAGTTCTGGCGGCGACAACGATTGAAGCGGTGGAGGCGGTCACGGTAACGTGGCCCGCAATCTGATGGCACTACGTCCAATCAACGGCGAGCGCCGCACTGCCGCAGTCATTGCAGAGCGCGAAGCAGTCAAGCAGGCCCGCGCAGACACGAAAGCCGAGATTGACGGGCTCAACCGGAACATCGACGCGCTGACGGCAAGTCTTGTTGCAATTCAGGCGCTTATCGACGCATGGGACGCGGGCACCAACACGCAGAAGTTTGCGGCCACAAAGGAAGCAATGCGCGAACTCAAAGCTGCCGACAAGATCGCCAAGGACATTGCGCGCACCGTGAAAAGCCTCGTTAAAGCCACGCTCGACTGACCATGTGGGCAGGCGTACCGTGGGCTGATCTACCGTGGGGTGATGGGCCGGCTGCGGCGGGTGGTGGCGGCGTCACCGGCACCCTGGCGGCCACCGAATCCGGCAGCGACACCTCCACACTCTCCGGCCAGATCGTCGTCACCGGCGCGCTCGCCGCGACGGAATCGGGAAGCGACACTGCGGCCCTTGCCGGCAAAGTCATCGTCACCGGCACGCTCGCTGCGACCGAGAGCGGCGCCGATACGTCGACCAGCTCGGGCCAGGTTATCGTTGCCGGCGCACTCAGCGCCACGGAAGCCGGCGCCGACACCGCGCTGATCAACGGCAGCAGTGTCGTCATCACGACCGGAAGCATCGCGGCAACGGAGAGTGGCAGCGACACGGCGGCGCTCACTGGCGCGGCGCTGGTGCAGGGTCCGCTCGATGCCGCCGAGGCCGGCGCCGACACCGGCTCGGTGGCCGGGCAGATCATCGTGGCGGGCCTGCTGGCAGCCACCGAGGCCGGCAGCGACACGGCGGCGATCAACGGCTCGAGCTTCGTGCTCACGACAGGCACAGTCGACGCCACCGAGAGCGGTGCAGACGTATGCACGGCCACCGGCAAGGCGCTCGTGGCGGGCCTGCTCGCAGCCGTGGAGGGCGGCACAGACACAAGCGCAGCCGTCGGCCAGATCATCGTTGCCGGCCTGCTTTCCGCGTCTGAGGTGGGTAGTGATACAGCGGCGATCACAGGGCCGACTACATCGACTGCGGTCTACCCAGACCCCGCAACCGTCCTTGCCGGCATCAGCTACGGCCCAACGGGTACGGAGTACACCGGCACGTTCGTAAGCCCGAGCGCGACCGTCATCGCCGCTGCGGTGCTGGCCGAGCTGAACGCGACCACCATCCCGGTCGACACGAAGAAGATGAACGGCGCCACTGTCGTGGGTGATGGCTCTGTCGGCGATAAATGGCGGGGTGCAAGTGTTTGATGAAAACAGCTTCGCACAGGAGTCGTTCAGTACCGACTCATGGACCTTTGAGTCCGTGGTCGCGGCTGTCAAGCGAGAAGTCGTGAGACTCAGTAGCTTCATATCGTCCACGTTGTCTCTGTTGTCGAGGCTGGGGTGATGGAAACGATTTCTTTGCAGTCCTTCATCACCAAACAGCACAGTGGTGCCAGCACCATCACCAAGGCTGACCAACTACAGACTGCCCTGACCAAGCAGGTTTCTGCTTCGTCTGCTTTGGCCAAGACCAGCCAGTCCCCGAGTATGATCGCGAAGTCTGTGACATTCAGCTCACCTATCGAATTGGAGTGACGAAGTGACCAAAGTCTATGTAGGTGATACAGGCACCTCGATCATCCTCGATTGCGGCCAGAGCATCGCCGATGCGACCGCTCGCTCGATCGAGGTCAAGAAACCTGACGGCACGACCACCTCGCTCGCAGCCGTGGCCAGCGGCACGAATGCCATCAAGTATGATACCCTGGTCAACACCTTCGCCACCCCAGGCAAGTACAAGCTACAGGCCAAGGTCACGACGCCTGCTGGCGTGTGGCTCGGTGAAACGGTCGAGTTGACAGTCTACGATAAATTCAAATGAGGTAGCTATGGGCTTTTATGATGGACTGAAGGCCACGGCTGCAGCACTGTTGTCCTCCAAGGGGCAAGGCATGGAGTTGTTGAGTGCGACAGCCGGGACTTATGACCCAGCGACTGGCTCAGCAACTGAGACAGTCAGCAGCTCGATTGTGACCGGTATCGCCGTCAACTACCCTGACCGCGAGATCGACGGCACGCAGGTCCAACGCGGAGACAGGATTGTCCTGATTTCAGCAGTTGGTGCGGTGCCGAAAGCCAGTGATGTCATCGTCATCAATGGCGAGCGAAACAAGGTGATGAACTGCAAGAATCTGGCGCCTGCTGGGCTCGCAGTGATGTATACCTTGCAGGTGCGCGCAGGCGGTTGATATGGCGCATTGGTCTGTTCCTTTCGATGTCTTGGCTAAGAAGACCAAGACAGATATCGAGACAGTCATCCGCGCTGCTGCGTTCAAATTGTTCAGCGATGTCGTGATTCGGTCCCCCGTGGATACTGGCAGGTTCAGGGCCAATTGGAACGTGTCACACAACACCATCGACACCACCGTGACCGAGAACGTGCAAAAGGACATGATGGTCAAGATGGAGCAGGTCCGGTCTGCTCTGTTGAACATCCCGATCGGTGGCACGTTCTGGCTCGCGAATTCTTTGCCTTACGCCCTGGTACTGGAGTATGGCATGTACCCGAACCTTCCTACAGGCGGGGAAGATAAGACCATCGGCGGCTACTCCAGGCAGGCGCCACATGGAATGGTCAGGATATCCGCGCGCGAGTTTGCTGCGAATGTGGAGCGCGCGGTCAGAAGCAAACCCAGCTGATTGCTTACCGAATACATTCGGGTGTAGACATGGTGCCACCTCTGTGGTATCATGGGTGACTGGGTGACAGAGGGTCGGTGGATGTCCTACGCGGTGATCAGGAAATTGCTCGAAACGCAGCTCAATTCGCTGTCGAGCGGTTTTGCCACTGCCTGGGAGAATGTCCCGTTCGTACCGTCAAACAATACCCCGTGGCAACGAGTCAGCCTGTTACCTGGAAAGACAGAAAACCCAACCTGGGGTAGCTCGCATCGACGTGAAATCGGCATCTTTGAATTGATGCTGCACTACCCCAAGAATCAGGGTGTGCACGATGCTTACGCGAGGGCGTCGATTCTGCTGGCTGGCTTTGCCCGCGGTACATCCCTGTCCGAGGGCAACGTGCGGGTCCTGGTCGATGAGCATCCGTACATCGGAAGCTCGCCCAAGGATGCTGCTTGGTTATTGGTCCCTGTGAACGTCCCCTACATCGGTGACGTCTATTGAGTGAAAGAGTGACTGACGCGGGTCAGCACGGTGGTTCATCAACGGTTACTGAAGGAAACTCATCATGCCCATCGCTTCAGGCGTAGCAAAGGTCGTCAGCTTCAAGAAGCAGACCAACTTCACCACTCCCGCAACTGGCGCAGGCGGTTATGGCCTGCGTCGCGTGACGAGCGATCTGTCGCTCACGAAGGACCCGTACGAGTCCGAAGAGCTGTCCAGCACTTACCAACGGCTCGATGTCCGCTCGGGTGTTCGCAGCGTCACTGGCACGGTCAACGGTGAATTGTCGCCCGGCTCGTACCAATTGCCGCTCGCAGCTCTGCTGCACCGTGACTTCACTGCGGTTACCGCGTTGACTGCGGTTGGCCTGACCATCGGCACCGCCACAAACGGGATCTACCCCCTGACCCGCAGCGCTGGTGATTGGTACGCTGGTGGTCTGAAGGTTGGCCACATGATCCGGCTGTCGGTCGGTGCGTTGAATGCGGCCAATATCAACAAGAATCTGTTGGTTGTCGGTATCACCTCTGCGACTGTGTGTTCCGTGATGCCGTTGAATGGTGTCGCCCTGGTTCCCGAAGGTCCGGTCACTGGCTGTACCGTCACCTGGGCCGGCAAGTACACCTTCGCTGCAGACGCCAGCCACACCGACGACTCGTTCACCATCGAACATTGGTATCCCGATGTCGCGCAGAGCGAGGTGTTCAATGGGTGCAAGTTCACCAAGGCCGACATCGACCTGCCGCCTACCGGCATCGCGAAGATCAATATCGGGGTGATGGGCCGCGACATGACCGCGGGCACGGCCCAGGTCTTGACTTCCCCCACCGCCCTGTCTGGTGGTGTCATTACTGCCGTCAATGGTGTTCTGCTCATTAACGGCGTGCCCCAGACCCTGTTGACCGGCCTGTCGATGTCCATCGACAGCGGCTATTCGGCAGAACCTGTGGTCGGCTCCAACTTGTACCCGGAAATCTTCCGGGGTCGGGTCATCGTCAAGGGTCAAGCCACCGTGTTCTTCCAAGACGCCGTGGTCCGTGACCTGTTCGTGAACGAAACCAACGTGAGCATTGTTGCCGCGTTTGCCAACGGGAGCGGGGCAACTGCAGACTTCGTGTCGTTCTGCCTGCCGAACGTGAAGTTCATGAATGCCACCAAGTCCGATGGTCCGAAGGGTCTGACCCAGACCATGCCTTTCGAAGCGTTGTATCTGTCGACTGGTGGTGCTGGTACTGCCAACGAGAAGACCACGGTGCTGGTTCATGACTCGCTGGCGTCTGTCTAACCATGGCAAACCTTAAGCAATTCGACACCAAGACCAACGCAAACGCAGGCGTCGAGATCGAACTGAAGTTCATCGGGTCGGGGGCTCCCTCGGGGGCCTTTATCCGAGTCCTCGGTACCGATTCCGATGCTTTCCGCGACATGCAGTTGGAGCGTGCACGCGAAGCACTCGACCGGGAGGCTAAGGGTCTGCCGGACCTGACTCCTGAAGAGCGTGACGAGCGAGGAATCAAAACCCTTGCGCGTTGTACCCTCGGGTGGCGCGGTTTGGACGGCATCGAGGATTTCTCGATCAAGGCCGCTGAGAATCTGTACCGTGAATATCCGGCGATTCGCGAGCAGGTCAACATCGCCATCGCAAACCGCGCAAATTTCTCGATGGGCTGACCCGAGCCCTTATCGATTACGCGACGAATGAATTCGCGCTTGCCAAACGGCAGGGGGACGGGCACACCCTGCGCCAACACCTCCAATCAGCGGAGAGAAGCGCTCGCGTCCGGATAGAAATGCTGCACCACCGCTGCCCCGACTCTATGAAGTACATCTGGGATTGGTTCCTGGAGTTGTGCAGAGGTCGGCCCAGCAGCGGTTCGGGGTTGGCTCCCATTCCCAGCACTGAGATTGCCGCATGGGCGTCACTGTCCCGTGTGGAACTGAGTGTGTGGGAACTTGGAGTCTTACGAAAGCTCGACATGGCCTTCATAAAAGGCGGGAGTGAACCTAATGGCTGATGTCACCACCCTTGGGATCGGTGTCGACTCTTCCGGTGTGCGCAAAGCCACGGAGGACATCGACAAGCTCAACACTGGAATGGTCAAGTCTGTTGCGGTCGGTGTCGGCTTCGAACGCGCAATCGAGAAAGCCACGACCACTGTCATCCGAATGGCCGAGAGCTTCGTCGGCCTGGGGGTGTCGCTGGGTAGGTACCAAGATCTGGCTGAGCAGACCAACGCGGACCCGGCAGGTTTGGCGTCAATGCAGGTTGCCGCTGATGTGGCTGGTGTCTCGCTCGAAAATGTCGCCCTGATGATGAACCGCTTGACCCAGAGCGCGTCGCGGGCAAAGGACGATACTGTTGGGGCAGGCAGGGCACTGAAGGCCCTCGGCATCGACACCAAAGAATTCCTGTCGTTGCAGGCCGACCAGCAGTACAAGCTCATCGCAGAGCGTATGGATCAGTACGCTGATTCATCCTCGAAAGTGGCCATCGCACAAGCTCTGTTTGGTCGTGGTGGTGCGCAACAGCTCGTGATGATGAAGGAGTTGGCCGGCCAGAGCGGCTCCAACAACATTGTCACCAACGACATGATCAAGCGCGCGGACGACTTGACCGATGCGATGACTCGGCAGCGCTCACAGACCTCGCAGCTCATTAAGGTGTTGTCTGCTGAAGGGCTGCTCGGCGCGTTGTCTGATGCACAGGTCATGTTCATCGAAGTGGCGAAGGGTGTGGCGTCGGTCAACACCGAGACAGGCAAACTCGATGCGAAGCCATTGGCTGATTTCGCAGATGATGCCGTGACCTATATGGCCTTCGCTGCTGACGCGATTCTGTCCGTACCTGCTGCGTTCCAGATCGCGGGCAAGACCATCGGCGCATGGGGCGCAGTCTTCCGCAACTTCATGACTGTCGACCCCAAGAGCTTGGGTGCCGCCAACGCTGCCGTGCGTGAGGGGCTTGAGGCGGATCTACTGGCGATTGCCAATGGTACCACCAAGTTCAGGGACGCACTGACCAAGGCCCGGGAGCAGAAGGCCGCAGCTTTGCGCGCGGAAGATGCTGAATGGGGTGGTGAAGGCCGGCGCAGTCGTGGTGCGCAGTTGAACTT